GCCATGGCCGACGCGATGCCGCGCCCGGCCTGGGACCCCCACCCGATCCCCGCCGCCCGCCTGACTGCACCGGAGCCCGCCCGGGCCGGCATCCTTTCCCGCGGCGCCATCCGCCAGATCCGGGCCGAGCGCGAGGCGATCGCCGCGGCCGATGCGGAGTGCGCCTGCCTGTTCTCCGCCGCCGAGCAGCTGGCCGTCCTGGCCGACCGTGAGGACGGCGAGGCCGGCGACGATCCCGAGGCCATCGGCGCGCTGGCCGTCGAGGCCGCGGCGCTGCTGGAGCGCGCCCGGGCGGTGCTCGGCGCGAAGCCGGAGCGCATCCGCGACGCCTCCGGCCGGACCATCGCCCGCGTTTGGAGTGCGCCGCGGTGAACGCCATCAACGACAACCCGCCGCGCCGGCAGATCCCGGCCGCGCAGCCCTTCCGCAGCCCGGAAGCCGCCTGGTTCTGGACCATGGGCATCCTGCAAGCCCGGCGCGACGGCGTCGGCGCCAGCTTCGGCACGCAGCGCCAGATCTGCGAGCCCGACGACGTGGTGATGACGCTGGACCGGCTCTACCGGCGGCGGCGCATTGACCTCGCTCATGCGCGGGTCCTGCGCGTCTACGGCGAGCGCGGCACTCCGCCGGACCATGGCAAGCCGCAGGAGCGCGCCGACCAGCGACTGTGGCGCGAGGCGATGGACCGGCTCGGGCAGGCGCTGCGTGGGCGGGGGATCGTGGCATGAAGCGCATCCTCTCCCTGTTCCAGCGCCGCCCGGACCCCGCCGCCGAGCTGCGCGCCCGCCTCGCCGCCCGCGAGCTCGAGCTGCGCAACCGATCGGTGGAGATGCTCCGCCTCGCCGCCGGCAGCACGTCCGGCCGCAGCCGCGACTGCCTGCTGTTCCACGCCGCTGCGGCCGATGCCCGCGCCCAGGCGCTGCACTGGACGCTCGGCGGCGACGCGGAGACGGCGGCCGGCCTGACGCTGGAGGCCGAGGCCTACGACCGCCGGGCCGCGCAGGCTGCGGCAGAGACTGTGGTGGCAGCACATGCTGTCGAGTAATCCAATCCTGCCGGACGTCGCCGCCAGCATTGAGGCGCACAGCATGCCGGAGCCAAACAGCGGATGCGTGCTTTGGTTGTTTTGCGCAGTGAAGGGCTACGGCCGATCGAGATGGACGATACGCGGGAAAAGGGTGGTTGCCGCGCATCGCGCCGCCTACGAAGCCTGGGTGGGAGAAATCCCGGAAGGCATGGTGGTGTGCCATCGCTGCGACAATCCAGGCTGCGTGAATCCAGCGCACCTGTTTGTTGGGACGCAGCAGGATAACCTTCGCGATTGCCGAGAGAAGGGGCGCGCCCGTTGGGTTCCGCCGCCTCCGCCACCGCGCATTGCGTGGAAGCTGACGCCTGAAAAGGCGGTCGCAATCAGGTCGGAGCGGGAGGCGGGAGACTCGCTTTCCGTTGTGGCCCGCAGACACCGCGTGTCGAAGAGGCTTGTTGCTCTGATTACACAACGGAAGGTGTGGGCTCATGTCTAGCCTCTCCCGCTTCGCCGCGACGCTGGTGCTGTCGGTGGTGCTGTCTCCCCTGCTCGGCGTCGGCGCCGGGCTGTTGCTGGTGGTGATCGAAAGGATCGCGAAGTGACGCTCTACCCCATCCCCACCGACCGCGAGGCCTGGCACGCGCTGCGGGCGCGCCATCTTGGCGCATCGGAAATCTCGGCTCTGTTTGGTTGCGAACCTCCATATGCCCTCGGCGTCCGCGCGCTGTGGGAGGTGAAGGCCGGCCGCGCGCCTCGCCCGGAGGTGAACAATCCGCGCACGCGAGCCGGACTTGCGCTGGAGGAGGCCATCGCATCCCTCGCCGCGGAAAGCGAGGGCTGGACGGTGCTCCCCGGCCAATACGCGAGCCTGGACGGCCTGGGCGCCACGCTGGACCGCATCATCGCCGAGCCGGGCCCGAACGACGAAGGAATGACCGGCCCCGGCGTGCTGGAGCTGAAGGCGGTGGATTGGATGGTTCACCGCGCCCAGTGGGGCGGCGAGCCGCCGATGCACATCCTTCTCCAGCACCAGGCGCAGCTGGCCGCCACCGGCTTCACCTGGGGGGCGGTGGCGGCGCTGGTCGGCGGCAACGACTTGCACGTCTACCGCTACACCGCCCGCCCGCGGCTGCAGGCCGACATGCTGGCCCGCGTCGCGACCTTCTGGCGATCCATTGCCGAGGGCAACCCGCCGCGGCCGGACGGCAGCGACGCCACCTATCGCGCGCTGATCGCTGTCCACCCGGTGGAGGACGAGGAACCGGCCGACCTCACCGGCGACAACGAAGCGCCGCAGCTCGCCGCCGACTTCCTGCGCCTCTCGGCCGAGATCAAGGCGCGGGACAAGCAGCGAGACGAGATCCGGAACCGGCTGCTGGAAAAGCTCGGCGTGCACCGCCGAGGCGAAGCGCAGGGCTTCCGCATTACCCAGGCCGTGACGCCGGAGCGCGAGCCGCGGCCGGCCAACCCCGGCGAGATCATCCCAGGCCGCGCCGAGAGCCGGCGCCTCATCGTGAAGGAGCTTGCCTGACATGGGCGAGGTCATGACCAACGGCGGCGCGCCGCCGGTGCCCAACAACCCCTTCGCCAAGGCCGCCGCCTCGCACCTCTCCGCCGGCGCCGTCGCCATCGAAAGCGAGCGGGCCATTGCCGAGGCGCAGGGCCGCTTGCTGATCGCCAAGCGGTTCCCGCGCGATGAAGCCGCCGCCTTCGCTCGCGCCATGGACGCATGCCGCCGCCCGTCGCTGGCCGAGGTCGCCAACTATCGCTTCCCCCGCGGCGGGCAGCAGGTCGAGGGGCCGAGCATCCGCCTGGCCGAAGAGCTGGCCCGGTGCTGGTCGAACATCGCCTACGGCATCCGCGAGCTGTCCCGGAAGGAGGGCGAAAGCGAGATGGAGGCCTTCGCATGGGACATGCAGACGAACGTCCTCTCGACGCAGACCTTCACGGCCCGGCACCTGCGGGACAAGCGGGGCGGCCCCGAGGCGCTGCGCGATGAGCGGGACATCTACGAGCTCACTGCGAACCTCGCAGCCCGCCGCCTTCGCGCCCGCATCCTCGCCGTGCTGCCGCCCGATCTGGTCGACGCCGCGGTAGCGCAGTGCCGCGAGACGATGAAGAACGGCAGCGACAAGCCGCTGGCCGACCGCATCCGCGAGATGACGCAGGCCTTCACGAAGCTCGGCGTCACGGCGGAGATGTTGTCCGCCCGGCTCGGCCGGTCGCTGGACAGCGCCACGCCCGACGACCTGGTCGACCTGCGCGGCATCTACCAGGGCATCCGCGACGGCGCGAGCAGCGTCCGGGACTGGTTTGCCCCGAAGGAGCCGCCGCAGGGAAGCCGGCTCGACCAGCTCGAGCAGCAGACGACGCCGGCGCCGCCCCCGAAGATCGACAACGCCACCCCCGAGCAGCTTGCCGGCCTCGCGGATGACGGCTGGCCTGGCCCGAAGACGGAGCCGGCGAAGAAGGGCGGCAAGCCGTGACGCCGCTGTTAGACCCCCGCCGCCACACTGCCGCGCGCCCAGCCGTCACGCCGCAGCCCGAGCAGCCCATTGCCAAGCCGCCGCACGCCGTGCCGTTCTTCGGCGGGGTAATCCGCGGCACGGCCAACGTTTCCGTCTACGTGCACCCGGCGGCCGACCTTGCGCAGCTGGCCTATGCGCGGGCGATCATCGACAAGGAAATGGAGGCGCGCGCATGACGCCGGAGCAACAGGCCGCCGATGCCATCGCCGCCGCGGTGGTGGAGCGCGCCGGGCTTGGCGCGAGCTTCGCCGGCGGGATCGGCCGGCTGGCGGTGGAGCGCATCAGCGCCGCCGAACTGCTGATCGTGCCGGCGGCGAGGCTATCCCGCCTGCTGGAGGTGGAGCGCGCGGCGCGGGCGCTGGCCGAGAGTGAGGCGAGCATGTCGGCGCTGCTGCACGGCACCCCGGAGCAGGCGGCCGCAGTGCCCGACGATTGGCCAGAGGCCGACGCGCTGGTGCTGGCGCTTATCGAGGTGGCGGCATGAGCCCCCGCCACGTCCGCGCTACCCTCCTGGCGCCCTGGCTCGCCCCGGTGCTGGCAGGCGCGCTGTTCGCGCTGTGGGTGGCGGCGCACCTGGTGCGGTGGGTGGTGCTGTGAGATCGGACTATCGCCAGTTCCTCTCCGCCAAGCACCCGCGCCCGGCCGCAACCGGGCTGCGCGATGTGCCGGCGTTGCACCCGGCGCTATTCCCTCACCAGCGCGACTGCGTCGAGTTCCTGCTGCGGATCGGTCGCGGCGGCCTGTTTCTCGACACTGGACTCGGCAAGACGCTCTGCGAGTTGGAATGGAGCAAGCACGCCGCCGCAGCGACGAACGGCATGGCGCTGATCCTGGCGCCGCTCGCCGTCGCCGCGCAGATTGTGCGTGAGGGCAAGTCGTTCGGCTACGACTGCCGCGTGATCCGCAGCCAGGACGAGGCGCGACCCGGGATTAACGTCTGCAACTACGATCGGCTTGACCGGCTGGCCCCCGATGCGTTTGGCGCCGTCGCTTTGGACGAGAGCGGCATCATCAAGAACTGGACAGGCAAGACGACGCAGGGGCTGATCGCCGCATTCTCATCACATCGGTTCCGCCTTGCCGCCAGCGCCACGCCGGCGCCGAACGATCACATGGAGATGGGCTGCCATGCCGAGTTTCTCGGCGTGATGCAGAGAGTCGAGATGCTGTCGCGGTTCTTCATCAACGACACATCGACCGCCAGCCAGTCGTGGCGCCTCAAGCGGCACGCCGAACGTGAGTTCTGGGATTGGATGGCGTCGTGGTGCCGGATGGCCGAGACGCCGGCTGACCTAGGACATGACGCCTCGGCCTATGAGTTGCCGCCGCTTGTTGTGCATCGACACAAGGCCGCAGGCGACATCCGGGCCGCCGCGGGCGAGCTGTTCGCCGGCGAGGTCAGCGCGACCACGATGCACGACATCAAGCGGCAGACCGCGGCGGCGCGCGCGGCCATGTGCGCCGCACTGGTGCCGGCATCCGACCCGTGTGTGATCTGGTGCGATACCGACTATGAGGCCGACGCCATCATGGAGGCAGTTCCTGATGCCATCGAAGTGCGCGGCTCGCACACGGCGGAGCGCAAAGAGGAAACGCTCGCCGCCTTCGCCGATGGCCGCGTGCGGGTGCTGGTCAGCAAGCCTGCGGTTTGCGGCTTCGGCATGAACTGGCAGCACTGCAGCGTCATGATCTTCGCCGGCCGCAGCTTCAGCTATGAGGCTTGGTATCAGGCCGTCCGCCGATGCTGGCGGTTCGGCCAGACGCGGCCCGTCGACTGCCACATCATCGTCGCCGAGGGCGAGGCGCAGATCGGGCGCGTCATCGACCGCAAGGGCGCCGACCACGCAACCATGAAGCGTGCCATGGCAGCGGCGATGAAGCGCGCGACCGGACGCGCCAGCGAGACCAAAGTCGCATATGTCCCAACCCATCTGACGGAGATGCCATCGTGGTTGAAATCCGCGCACTGAACAGCGCCGAGGGCGCGGCCTGGCAGGCGATCAACGGCGATTGCGTCGACGTGGTCGCGCAGTTGCCGGATGCCAGCATCGGCTTCTCCGTCTACTCCCCGCCGTTCGGGCAGTTGTTCGTCTACTCGGATAGCGGCAACGACATGGGCAACTGCGCCAGCGATGAGGAGTTCGCGGAGCATTACCGGTTCCTCGTGACGGAGAAGTTCCGCGTCACAATGCCTGGGCGCCTGACAGCCGTGCACTGCTCTGACCTGCCGCTGACGAAGTGGCGCGATGGCGAAGTCGGGATCAAGGACTTCTCTGGCCAGATCATCCGCGAGCACGAGGCGGCCGGATGGGTGCTCCACTCCCGCGTGACGATCTGGAAGGATCCCGTGGTTGAGCAGACCCGCACGAAGGCGCTCGGCCTGAACTATGGGCAGCTCATCAAGGACAGCGCGCGGTCCCGCGTCGGCATGCCCGACTATCTGCTGGTGTTCCGCAAGCCCGGCGACAACCCGGCGCCGATCGAGCACGACATGGGCGAGGAGACGGCGCGACGGCTTGGCAGGGTGCGCAAGGTCGGCGCGGACATCAGCGAGATGCCGCTTTCGCAGTGGCAGGAATGGGCATCGCCGGTGTGGATGACGGTCAATCAGACGCGCACTCTCAACGTCAAGGCCGCTCGTGAGCAGGCGGACGAGAGGCACCTATGCCCGCTGCAACTCGATGTGATCGAGCGCGCGCTGATCATGTGGAGCAATCCGGGCGACGTCGTGCTTTCCCCGTTCATGGGCATCGGCAGCGAGGGCGATTGCTCCATCCGGCTCCGGCGGAAGTTCGTCGGCGTCGAGCTAAAGGACGGATACTGGCGTCAGGCCGTGCGCAACCTGCGCGACGCGGAGCGGAACAGCGCCACGCTGTTCGATGCCGAATGACCGACCTCCTTTCCGCCCTCGCCCCACCTCCCGCCGAGGCCACCCGACCCCGCGGCCTGATAGATGGCCCGCCCGGCTGGCACGAAGGCCTCTGCGCCGGCCTGCGCTGCTGGTGCGGCCCGGTGGTGGGGTGGCGCGATCTCGGCGAGCTGGTGGGCGGCCCAGACTGCGAGCGCGTGGTGGTGCATCAGCACGGGCGGCTGATGCTCGATTGCTCACCGCTTGCCATTGATCCGCTCCACCGCTTTGGCCTTGGCGCGAGCCAGCACCGCGTCGAACCGTGCCGCCAGAGCGGCGACTTCGACTTCCGACAGCGGCCCGCCCGGGCACTCGCCGACAGGCATTGCCGCACACTCCCGCGGTGTCACGCAGCCGCAGGGGCAGAGATCATCTGTCCTATCGTGCACGGCTTGTCTCCTTCGATGCGATAGCGTGGCCGCGGCGACTACGCTCGCGGTGTAATTTGCATCGCAGAGCATGGATCGTGTCTGCCGCCTCCGCGCGCTCTGCTGCGATGCGTCGCCACATTGCCTCGTCTGTTTCCTCGCCGGTTAACGTCTCGCGTAGCCGCGTTACGATATCGACCATGGTCGTTTGGCGCTGCAAGTCACTCGGCATCGACGGGCTTCCTCCCGATGGCTTCCAATGCGGTTAGCGCCCGGCCTCGACACCAGCCCGCGCCACGATCCCTGTCGGCGCGAGCGGCAATGTTCTCGACCGCTTCCAGCAGCGTGTCGCGCTCGGCCAGCAGCGCCCGCACCGCTTCGCCCGGCGTCGTGAAGTCGTCCGCGATGCCGAGCAGCTCGACCACCTCGTCGAGGTTGTTCACGTCCGAAAGCGGCATCTGCGCCAGCGTTCCGGCGCCCACATCTTGCACGCCGTCAGCGGCTTCAATGCGCCCCATATGGGCGCCCCATTCGTCGGTGTCGAAGGGCTCCGTGAGCACCCGCACCATCGCGCCCTTGGCCTTGATGTGCTCGACGGTCTGGATCAGCCGCCCGAGGCGCCGGCCGAGCCTGTCGATCTTCCACACCACCAGCGTGTCGCCGGCCCGCAGCGCCTTCACCGCGGCGATGAAGGCGGGGCGATCCTCGCTCGCGCCGCTGGCGTGCTCCCGGTAGATGCGCCCCTCCGACACGCCGGCCTTCACCAGCGCGTCGAGTTGCAGGGAGAGGTCCTGATCCTCGGTGGAGACGCGCGCGTAGCCGATCAGGAGGCCGGGCGGCTTGGCTTCGGGGGACGGGTCCATGCCTGCCAGCCTATCGCGGCGGATCTTCGGCAGAGGGCGGGGCGGCGTTTTTGGACGACTTCGCGGACGCCTTCTCCCGGCGGCGCAACTCGACCTCGACGGCATCGCGGATGAACGCGGCCATGCCGCTCTTGCCCACCAGCGCGGCGATGCGGTCCCGAACCTCTTGGCGGAGGCGGACGACGGTGGGCTTCACGCCAAGCGGGGGCCTTCCCATTCCACGGCCAGTAACCGGTATCGGAATTTCCGTCAAAGCCGCCTCGTAAGCGATATCGCCTATTGACGTGATAACCGATATCGCTTTAGGGTGCAAGCCATGAAGACGACCCGCTCACGCCGCTCCGCCACCGCCGTCACGCTGACGCTGGACATCGCCCGCGCCGCCGGAGCCGACGCTGGCAACCGCAGCATGCGCGCTGCCGGCCGCTCGGCCTGGTCGGAGGACGACCTGAATGCCGCCGGGGAGCGGACGATGCGGCTCGCGGTGCTCGGCGGTCATCTGCCGGTGCAGTGCTACGAGATGAGCGGCTACGGGCCGTTCCCCTTCGTCCAGGGCAATGACGGCTCCTGGATCAAGCTGAACCCGAACACCTAGCCTCGATCTGGCGGGAGGCGTGGTCGTCTCGATCTACGATGTAGGGGAAGCCCGGCTCGATCCCGGGGCCAGATCACCAACCCCGGCTAGGAGGCCCAACGTGCCAGCCATCACCGACCCGCGCGACATCGTCGCGGAATTGCAGCGCCGCCTTGATGAGCGACCTGCCGCGCAGCCCGGAATGATGCGCCCGCATCTTCCGCGCGTGCATTGCGCGGACGGGTTCAACGTCTCGGTCCAGGCGAGCCGCTACAACTACTGCGAGCCGCGCGACGACACCGGGCCGTGGTGGTCGGTGGAGCTTGGCTTTCCGTCCGCTCCGATGCCGGAGCTTGCCGACCGAGCGGACTGTGCGGCCGAGGACGCCGCCACCGAGACGCAGACGGTGTGGGGCTATGTCCCGCTGCGGCGGGTCGCCGACGTGCTGGTCGCGCATGGCGGCCTGATCCCCGTCGCCGAAACCGTGTAGAAAACCCCGATCTGACGGGAGAACGAGATTGATCTTTGGTTCCCGGGGGTGGCTACCTTGGCCCTCAAATCCCCTGACCATGGTGCGGTTAAGCCGGGTAGTCCGCACCCCCTCGACTGGCGAGGGTAGCTGTGGGGCGCGCGTGGCGTCCGATCTGGAGCCAGGAACCGGCGGAGGCGGCTCAGTGCGGGCTGCGCCGTTCGGACCACGCAATTTCTTCCACTAAACCCCGGTCCCGATCTACCAGCACGCATGGAGCGCCCGCAGCTCGGCCCGCAGCACCCCATAGTCCTCCATGGCCCGCCG